GGTATTTATGTAAGTTGCTTACATTTTGAGGATGTGGTAATATTCATATGTGAGCAAGCATAAGCGCACTGCACTTGCAAAGGTGGAGAAGCGGGATGCGGTAGTGCCAGTACCCATTCCTGCTGCTGAGCAGCGGGTGGTGCAGACGGTTATTTCCTCTGTCACCATCCCGTCGGCAGCGTATCCCCTGACCGTCGTTGAGGCGGCAGGGGTTTCTGCTGTCCGGCGTTGTATTTCACTCATTGCTAACGCTATCGCTGGGCAGCGGTGGACTGAGTGGGAAGGTGAGCCAGCCAAGCGACTCACGCAGACAAGCAGGATTGTCAAGCGCCCTGCTGCCAGCATGACGCGAAGGGAATGGGTGTGGCGGGTCATCGCGTCAATGGCGCTGACTGACGTTCAGTACATCTACATGGTCGGTGGCGTTGACGACGAAGGCGTACCGGGCAGCCTGTTGCCTCTGCCGAAGGACGCAATCCAACCTGCCGGGTATATCGACCCTTGGGGCGTGTTCCCCCCGACATCGTACTCAATCGTCGGTATCCCCGGCACGGTATCGGGTGAGGCTGTTATCCCGATGCGCTCTGCATTCTGGCCGGGTGTGCCTATTCATTTGCAGGGCATCCTGTCAATGGCGCGTAACTCAATGATGATGGCGCATGCGTCTGACGCTTACGTCTCTCGGTACTGGCAAGCGGGTGGGTCGCCAACGACTCAGATTACGACTGAGCAGTTTCTGGATGACACACAGGCGGATGCAATCGGCAATCGCTATCGCGCCCGTCGAGCGAAGGGGCCAGATTACCCGTTGGTGTTGGGGCAGGGAGCGAGCGCATCGCCTTGGGGCGCAGACGTTTCACAGCAAGCGGCAGTGGAAGCGCGGCGTGAGATTGTCATTGAGGTTGCCAATCTGTTTGGAGTGGCGGCGCATTACGTCAACGTTGTGCCGACAGGCTCATCGCAGGTTTACTCCAACATTCAGGACGAGGCGTTGTCACTGGACAGGTTCACGCTGGCTGGGTTCTATGACCCAATCCAAGACCTTGTAAGTGACTTACTTCCTGAGGAACGTTTCATGCTGATTGACATGACCCGACTGACGCGAGCCTCGCAGGAGTCGCGTTTCAGGGCATGGCAAATCGCCACAGGCAGCAAGCCTTGGATGATGCCAGCAGAGGTTCGGACTGAGGAAGGCATGGGGCCATCGCCAGAGATTGATGCGATGGAGGAAGCGCGGATTACTGCCATCGAGGCTGGTGCTGAGGGGATGGCGCAGAATACTAATGAGAACCAGCAGCAGCCAGCGGAGGAACCAGTAAATGCCTGAGCGCACGTCTCTAGGGCGCATCGAGGTTCGGGACGTTGACGGTGGACCGGGCCAGTTTGAGGGCATCGCTGTCCCGTATGGCGTGACCATCGAAGCGGGATACGGGCGCGAGCGTTTCGTCATGGGCGCTTTCTCTGACGCTGTGCGCGATATCAACGGTGGGGATAGGGTCGCTTATCTCAATCGGCATGGCGTTGATGGTGGCGTTCCGGTTGGAGTCATCAATCGAGCGCAGGAACGCTCTGAGGGGCTGTGGTTTGCTGGTGATTTTCTGGATGTGCCAGAGACGCCACAGGCTCGCAGCGTTGTGCAATCCGGCATCAACGGTGTCAGCGTTGAGTTTGTCCGTGGCAAGTCTCGCCTCCGTGGGGATGTGCGAGAACATTTCAGCGGGGTTCGCCTCGCTGCTATCGCTGGCAGTTACGCGCCCGCATATCGTCAGGCGCGAGTTGCACTTAGGAGCGTGGCGCGAGCCACAGAAAGGGGCAAGGTGCCTAACCTGACCGTTGCTGCGCTCACGGAGCGACGCGACACAATCACGTCTCAGATTGCCGCAGTGCGCTCCATTGCCGAGACGGAAAACCGCTCGCTGGATGCTGACGAGACGACTGACGTTGAGACGCTGACAGGGCGACTCAGCAACATTGATGCGCTGATTGCTGAGGCGCGAGTGGACGAGCAGAGGCGCGATGCCGAGCGGCGTTCGCTCCCCTCTCGCGCTGCTGGCGCTGGTGGGCCAGCGATTGTGACGCGGGGTGAGACGGTCTATGGACCGGGCACTGAGCGGTCATACTTCGCTGACCTGATGGTGGCAAATCGGGATGCCTCTGCATCCGAGCGACTCCACCGGCACAAGGCGCTTGTCATGGACATTGCCTCTCAGATTGAGAGGCGTGCCGTGGATAGCAGCGATATTGCCGGGGCGTACCCGACAACCTACTATCCTGACCTGTACGTGCCGGACATCGCGTACACCGGGCCACTCGCGGCGTTCTTCGCCACGACTCCGATTACTGCGCCCAATCCGATTGTGGTTCCGTCCTTTGCGACGGTCACAGGGGATACAGCGGTGCAGTCAGCGGAGAATGACCCGGTTGCCAATGTCGATGTTGGCACCGCACCAAAGACGCTGACGCCTAAGACAATCGGTGGCGAGACGATTGTGTCGCGTCAGGCTGTCGATGGTGCCTCTCCGGGTACGGATGTCATCATCGGCAATGAACTGCGCGAACTGCTGATGCGGGATACCGAGCGTGAGATTGCGCTTGTGCTGGAGGCGCTTACTGCATCTGGCGTTATCGCTGACACGGCGGGTACGACTCCCGCGAGTGCAGGGCGCGACTTGCACAAGGGCATCGCAGCCAAGTTGGGGGAGTTTTACGCTGGTGCTAACGCTGGTGGCGCTGGGGCACGGATGCTCCCTGCTGAGGGTGTGTTTGTCAATAGTAAGGATTGGGGTAATCTGACTGCCGGTGAGGATACGTCTGGTCGCCCGCTGCTTGCCTACATCAATCCGCAGAATGCGCTGGGTCAGTTGACCGCAGCAGGTTTTCAGCGTGGTCAGATTGGTGGCGTCCCGGTGGAACCGGCATGGGCCATCCTCTCTGCCATCACTGAAATCATTGCTCGACGCAACGATGCGCGGCAGTGGAAGTCGGCAGTGCTGGACGTTCGCCTGATGGAGCGTGAGGGGCCACAGTCCGTCGTGTTTGCTATCTGGCAGTATTTCGGGTTTGCCGTCCTTGAGCCGAAGGGCGTTCGGCGCTACACCTACACCAACGTCTAGATTGTAAGTCACTTACAGAAAGGGACACTGACATGACCAAGCCTGAGGATACAGGAAAGCCTGAGTCTCCCGGTAAGTCTGAGGATGCGCCGGGTCACAACAAGGACAAGGATGTGACAACGCTCCCCTCCGAGCCTGAGGTTGAGCCGCTGACTGCACCTACGTCTAACGACGTGGGAGAGCAGACCAAGACTCACGCCGACATGGATGAGGGCGACGAGGGCTAGGCATGTACAGCCTGACTGGTGACCTAATCCTGTCTTTCGTTGGGATCGAAAATCCTAAGCCAGAGGAACAGGATTGGGCTGACAAGGTTGCTGCTGCGTTGATGTCGGGGCTGACATACCGACTCAATGGAGCAGTGATTGAGGATGGGTCAGGCGCGGAGGATGAACTAAACGTTGCCTTGCTAATCGGTGGGGCAGAGGGGTACAAGAGGCGCGAGGCAACGTTTGGTTTGACGGGGTACTCCGATTTGGAGGGCAACGCCATCCGGGTAGCGCGAGACTATCTGGATGGCGTGCGCCCATTGATTGACAGATACGGAAATGGTCCGGGCATCGGGTGAGCCTGACGGACTCTAGAGGCGAGTTGCTTGCTGCGCTGGAAGCAGCAGACATTCGCGCGTACTACGGAATGGGCGTATTTGCTGCGCCTTGTGCCCGTATCTATCCTGCGGAACCGTGGGTTGAGATGTCGGGTAAACTCAATGGGAAGCGTTCGCAGACTTGGGAGGTTTGGGCTGTCGCAGGGCGCACTGACTCTATGGCGACCTTTGACGAGTTGGAAGCAATGGTGGTTGCCATTGATGCAGCAGTCGAGGGGTTGCAGGGTTGGACATCGCTCACATGGCGAAGGCCAGCCGTTACCGACATGGGCGGGACTAAGTATTTCGCCTGTCGAGGTACTATCGAGACGATAGCGGAGGTTCACTAGTCATGGCGACAATCCTGTTTATGAAAACCGCCAAGTTTTCACTCACTGTGCCAGATGGCACAGGTACCCCGATTGAGTTTCAGGGGGATGCCGCAGACGTTCACGTCGAAGTGACGGCAGGTGATACTGTCGATTACCCGACACTTGACGGTAACGTCGCGTCGAATGCCGAGCCTGAGACGTATGCTTTGGTCATGCGGGCAGGACAGGATTACAGCAGCACTGGACTTGCTCGCTTCCTGTGGGATAACAAGGGAGCGGTGGCGGATGTCGAACTGAATGCTCATGGCATGACAGCCACGCCGGGTGCTGAGACTCCCGCTGTGACCGGGCAGGTTACGCTAATCCCCGTCACCTATGGTGGGGAGGTTGGCACGTTTGCTGAGTTTGAGGTTACCCTTCCATTTGTCGCAACGCCTGTTCTCGCCATCGCTTGATGTAAGCCACTTACAATGCCGTCAATCGAGTTTGAGGTAACGGGGATACCTGAGACTGTCGCAGCCTTTGATAAGTTGGACAGGCTCGATTACAGCAAGGCTGCGAATGCTGCTGGTAGAGCGGTTCTGCCAGCAGTGAGGGAACGGACGAGGCACGACACAGGGGCCATGCAGGGAGCATGGAACGTCGAGGGGGAAGCATTCATCAACAACGAGGTTTACTCTAGTTACCAAGAGTTTGGGACTAGATACGTTCCGGCAACACTGGCTGTATTCACTGCATGGGAGTCAGAGCAACAGGCAGTCATACGGGAGTTTGAGGAACACATAGAAGATGCGGCAAGCCAAATCGGATTTGATACTTGATAAACTGGATGTCCCGCGTAAACTGACGCTGGATATCAGCGCAATCACTCCGGGTAATCTGACGCTGCTAGAGGCGTTGGATATCGCGGAGTCATCTGGTGTAGACGTGGACGAGATGGCTGATGTCATCCGTGGGCCGCAGACGCACGCTCAGGGCATGTTGGTCTACGCGATGGCATGGGTTCTCGCAAGGCGTCTGGAACCAGAGTTGACGTTTGCTGAGGTTCGCACCTACCAAGTGGAGTTGGTTGGTCAGGCAGCGACAGCAGCGCAGATAGAAGCGGAGCAGAAGCGAGCAGTTGCAGTTGCAAGTGTGGCGATGCTCGCGGGAGTGTCTACCGCTGAGGCTGAGGATATGACGGTGGCTGAGGTTGCTGCTGTCACTTCCATTACCAAGGCACGTCGCAGGAATGCGCGGAGGCGCTAGATGACGGTTGGCGTTGGCGTTGACATCAAGGGAAATGCCAAAGACCTAAGCAATGCTCTTGGTGACGCCACCAAGAGCGTACATGCGTTTGGCAAGACACTTGACACCGGGATATCAACCGGGAAGTTTGACGCTGCCACTGACGCCATCAGGAAGGTTCACAAGGTCACCAGCAAGGCAATCAAGGCTGGTAAGGATGCTGCTGCTGCGGAGCAGCAGTTTGCCCTGTCGCTAGAGGCTGCTGGTGTATCTGCCGCTGTCTATGAAGATGAACTGAATGCAGCCATCCGGTCGTCACAAAAGTTGGCGTTCACGGATGACGAGACGCGCAATGCGATTGCTGCGCTGACCACAGCGACCCATGATGCGGGTACATCCATTGCGCTGTTGAGTACGGCACAGGATGTCGCGCGTCTGAGCGGCAGCAGCCTAGAGGCATCTGCGGATGCAGTGGCTAAGGCATTCATTGGGAATGACGCTGCGCTCGCTCGGATGATACCGGGATTGGAGCAAGGTGCTACTGGCTTCGATACCATCGCTGCTGCGTCAAAGGCTGCTGAGGGGCAGTCAGAGGCATTCAGCAAGTCTGCGTCTGCTGGTTCCGCCAAGACTAAGATTGCGATGGAGGAACTAGGCGAGGCAATCGGTGGGTTGCTGTTGCCGGTGGTTCAGGGTCTGTTTGAGGCATTGACGCCTTTGCTGGAAGCCTTTGCCGATTTGGTAAATGAGTTGCTTCCAATCCTAGTACCGCTGATTGAGAAGTTGGCGAGGGTCGCTGAGATTGCTGCGAAGGCGATTGGGAAGATTGCGTCCGCAGTTGCCAATCTGATTGGGAAAATCAAGGAGTTGCTTGGGCCATTGCGTGAGGCGGTGGATGGCCTGAAAAACCTAGACCTAAATCCGTTCAGTGGGAAGGCTGCGCCAGCACCGGCAGGGGTTGCTGGTGTAAGTGGCTTACAAACTACGACAACGCAATCAAGTGGCGGCAGGGGTGGTGGCGTCACAATCAACATCTATGGCGACCCATCCGTTATCG